TCAACAACCACCTGCACTAAGACTTGCATCACAAGCAGAGGAAGTAGTTAATTGTATGTCGAGTCCAGTTGAAGGACTGAAGAAGAGGCCACCGTTAAATAATATTGGTCGCTTATTTATTGAGAACAAGTCAACAGTCCGACCATTTGTTCACCTGGTTTCACGGACTAATGATATTAACTACATCATCATCATTCAAGATGGTGCGATCAAGGTAGCAAACTTAGACGGAACACTTGTCACCCCTAGCACACCAGACGGAGTTACTTACCTAGATGTAGCTGGTCAACCTTCAGAGAATTTCAGAGTTGCATCTATTGCTGACTACACATTCATTGTTAACAAAGAAAAAGAAGTGGCAATGTCTAGCGACTTGTCACCAGCAACAATCACTGACCCAACAGCAATGGTGTTCATTAAGGTTGCCAATTACGACACCGAGTACAGCGTTACATTAGGGGGCACAACCAAAACATATACAACACCTCCTGCTGGTGGAGACCAGATCGAATGTTCCTATTCTCAAGCAGCTAATAGTTCTAGTGTTTTGGTTAATGCAACTGCGCATGGATTGGTAACAGGCGACAAGATTAAAATTACTTTTGCTACTGCATCTGGCGGGATAGCTGGTACTTATGATGTAACTTCTGCTAGTACTAACCAGTTCTATTACACAGCAGGGACACAAAACGATTCAAGCAATAACTCTGGTAATTGCACTGTCGTACCACAAAAGAAACTATCAACAGTTGATATTGCAGACGAACTTGCAGATCAATTGCATACAATCAGTGGATACACAGTTAACAATGACGACTACATAATCCATATAAAGAAAGATGATGGAAGTGATTATGAAGTTACAAGTAAAGATGACAAGACAGGAGAAGGAACTAAGGCAATTAAAGGTGTTGTCGATGATCTAGATGACTTACCTATCAAGGGATATGAAGGGTTTATTGTTAAAGTACAAGGCTCTCAAGCTACTAGATATGACGACTACTATGTAAAGTTCACAGTCAATAAAGACTATGCAACCCCTGGAGAATACGGTGATGGAGTATGGAGAGAGACAGTAGCACCAGGAATTAAATATAGATTTGACGAGGCAACAATGCCTCATGTATTAATTAGAAATTCAAATGGTACTTTTACTTTTCAGAAATATATAAAAGAAGAAACTACTGCTACCTATGCACAGTCAGGTACAACAATCACTGTCACTAAAACAGATCATGGAATAGAAAGTGGAACGCTTCTACTCTTTAGACCTGGAGGTTCACCATCTCCTAATAACCCAGGAGTATTCCCTATCACTGCTACAACCAAAGATACTTTTACTTATACACCTGGAACTAATCAGACATTATCCAATCAATCTATCACCTATGGAACTACATGGTCGGGTCGCATAGCTGGTGACAAGAAGACAGCACTGGAACCTACCTTTGCAGGTAACACCATAAATAATCTAAACCTGTTCAGGAATAGATTAATAATGCTATCCAACGAGAATGTCATCCTTTCTGCTAGTGATGACTATGGACGCTTCTGGCCTGAAACTGTTCAGACTATGGTGGACAGTGATCCAGTAGATCTCAGTTGCGGTGGTAGTTCTATTAACATTCTTCTATCTACTGTCGCCTTTGCTAACACCCTTCTCTTATTTAGTAGGAACGCTCAATTCAGATTAGATGCAGGGTTGAACGTAGGTTCTGCCCTAACACCTAAGACAGCCACCATCACACAGATGACTTCCTTTGATATGGATATATCTGTTGACCCGATAGCTGTTGGTCGTAATACATATTTCCCTATCACAAAAGGAAACTTCAGTGGATTAAGAGAGTTCTTCCTTCCTGACTCCAGTGGATCAGTACCTCTATCTGAAGATGTAACATCCAGTATTCCTAGATATATACCGACAAATCTATGTAACCTTATCTCTGCTGTCGCAGAAGATGTTGTTGCAATGCTCAGCCTTGACCAACCTAAGAGAATCTATCTTTACAAGTTCTTCTTTGAAGAAGATACAAAGCTTCAATCAGCATGGTCTTATTGGGAAGTTAGTGGTGCAAAGAAAATAATAGGTGCTGCAATTAAAGGCAGTGACTTATATGTACTTACTGAATATGACGAGGATGGAACATCATCTCAATCAGGAACTTACCTAGAGAAAGTATCACTAAGACCTGAACAAGTAGACGCAGGAACAGAGATAGAGATATTGTTAGATAGAAAAATTACAGAGGCAGAAGTTACTTCGACAAGTCTTAATAATGCTGGTGCTCTAGGTGTAGAGACTGTCATCACTCTTCCCTACCCTATCAATACTGGAGCAGAAATGATTGTAGTAGGAAGATATGAGGCAGGTAATACTCTCCTAAGACATGGACAAGTCATTGAACCACTGTCTCAAACATCTAATACAATCACAGTTCTGGGAGATTTAAAGACAGTAGTAGGAGGTAAGACACCACGCTTCTTTGTCGGTGAAAGATACACTATGACTTACGAGTTCAGTACTCCATATATAAAAGAACAACCGCAAGGTGGTGGTGTTGCATTAGCAGCAGGACCGAAACTACAGATGAGAACATGGACTGTAATCTTTGATGAGTCGTCAGCCTTTGAGTTAAAAGTTACCCCTGCTAGTAGAGACACAAACACTTATCCATACAACGGAGTCATCGTTGGTGAAGCTCCTCCACTTATCGGAGATCCTTCAGTTCTTACAGGATCTTTCCGTGTACCTGTGATGACTAGCAATATAGATACTAAGATAGTAATTAGTAGTACGAGTCCATTACCTTGTCGATTCCAATCCGCAGAGTGGGAAGGGTTCTACCACACAAGAGCGAAGAGACAGTAGCGTATCAACGACTTACACAATTAGATGATATTAAGAAGATTGCTGACAATATGAGAGAAGAAGATATGGCAGAAATCAAGGCGCAGTCAGGGTTGGAGCCACTTGCTAGTTTATTCTATTGCTTCTTTAAGAGTAGTCCTTGCATGACAATGATTAGTCGTCATGGACATCGGATGGGTATGTGGGGTGTAGTTCCTGAATCAGAAACTTCTGGTCGTATATGGATGTTAGGGTGTCAGTCAATGTTGGATGATACAAAAGATAAGCGTACTTTTCTTCGACAATCTAAAATAGAATTACGGAAGATTCTTAAAGAGTATCCTGTATTATTTAACGTAGTGGACTCAAGGAATGAAGTACATGTTCGTTGGCTTCAATGGATGGGATTTACATTCATTAAAAAGCACTCAGAATATGGGCCAGAGAAGCGTCCATTTTATGAGTTCGTGAGGATTTAATTATGTGCGATGCAGTAACAGCCAGTGTAGTGATGGGGATCATGTCAGCAGGTCTGGGCATCATGGAGCAACAGGCAGCGACTAGAGCACGGAACGCACAGATAGAGTATCAAAACCAAGTACAAGAACAGGAATATCAGTACAACCTAGGGCAAGCAGACGCTGCAAGAACTAACGAGGCACAGCAAAAACAACTACAGGAGGATGTAATAGCTCAGAACTTCGACTTAGCAAACATGGCTTATGAAAGCGATATTACTGCATTGAACTTAAGACTTATGCAAGAGAACGCAGCAGCAGGAGCAGAGAAAAGAAAGACTTCACTTGCTGCATTGCAAGCCAAAGGAGAAGTAGTTGCTGCTGGTCGAGTAGGAAATAGTATTCAAAACCTTATTGCTGATGTTCAACGACAACAAGCAGCATTTGATTATGCAACAGATAAGAACCTAGCCTTTACTGGCAAACAACTGAAAGAACAGAAACGTGGAGCAGGAGTAGAAAGAGCCAGCCGAATTGCAAGTCAACAACCATACTTAGAACGAACGATATTAGATCCTTGGAAACCCATAAAACAAGGGAAAGTAAGTGGCCCAGGCTTTGCAGGAATATTAAGCGCTAGTTTAGGTGGAGTTTCTACAGGCTTCAATACCTATAGCGGCATGAAAGATGCAGGTCTTACTTAACTCATGGCAAAATTTACACAACAAGGTCTTCAATCAAAGCAAAGAGCTTACAGCGATGAAGCTACTGGCTCTGTCGCTACTCCTCTTAAGGGATTAGAAATCCAAGCACCTGGTCTTACTCCCCAAGCTGCACCTGTCGATTCTTTCGTAAGAACAGGTAGACCTAATGCACCTGGGGCTGTTCAGTTAGGTCAACTTGCAAAACTTCCTGAACCCGCAGAGATCACAAACTTACAGAACTTATCCAAATCGTTAGGTTCTTTAAATACAAACTTACAGAACGCTGTCAACTCTTACCTTGGTTACGAGAAAGATAGATATGAAGAGATTCAACTAGAAGCACAAGCTTTAGTAGCGACAAACAAGGAAGAAGACTATGCAGCAATAAGTCGTGTTCTAAAAGGAAAAGCAAATGATCCTACCCTTTCACAAGAAGAAAGAGATGGTGCAAACAAATTACTTCTTAGATTATCTAGTGATGGTCGTCTAAAAAGATCTGTTAAATCAGAATTAAAAGTACAAAAAGTATTAG